ACGACCTTCATCCGCAGGAAACAATGACATGGACCAGCTGCATAAACAACCCGCCGAGTCTTTCCCCATTGCCGTGGACTTCTCCGCCAACCTGCTCGCGGCCGAAACCATTATCGCGCAGACGGTGACCGCAACCGATAGCAGCGGGGCCGATGCCACGGCTGCGGTCATCTCTGCCGGGACCGTCGGCAACGATGGTCAAGGACTGGTGATTGTGACGGTCACCGGCGGAGAGGCCACCAAACAGCCATACAAACTCACCTTCCGCGCGCAGACGTCGGCGGGGAATACCTGGGAGATGGACATCAAAATGATGGTGCAAGAGCTATGAACAGATACGGATACACCCTCCTGGCCCTGCTGACGCTGGCGGTCCCGGCCACTGCGGCGATGATCACCAGCTATGCGCTCAAGGCTGCTCCGGTGGGCGCGGACAAGGTGCTGCTGATTGACAGCACCGACCCGACAGTCACCAGATCCGCCACCTTGGCGAGTCTGTCAGCGGTGGTGGTGGACTGGGCTTCTCCCGGTGTGATCGGCTCGACCACGCCGAACGCAGGAAATTTTACCCTGGTCACGGCGGAGGGCTTTGATTTTGGCGATCCGGATGTTGGGGAGACGGGAGAAATCGGCCTGCCGGAAGACCCAGCCAACGGCGCTAACACGGTGACGCTCAAAGCACCGGCAAGCCTGGCGGCGGATGTGGTGATCACCCTGCCCGCAGGGGCGGTTCCTGCATCGGCCACGGCGGCATGTACACCGGGACAATGGTGGTTTAATGCCGGATACTTGTACGTCTGCGTGGCGGAAAACAGCTGGAAACGTGCAGCCCTGGACGCCTGGTGACGCCATGATTCGGATACTGCACATGCTCCTGTTCCTGCTGCTCATTTCCTCCCGTGCCGGGGCGGCGGTCAACGTGGTGTCACTGTCCTGGCAACCGGATCCATCCTGGCAGGTGGCCGCAGGCGGCACCTACCTTGACTTGCTGACAGGTGGGGTCACCGCACCCAGGCGTTTGGCGGTGCGGATTTTTTCCTATGGGCAGTTGGTCGCCGAAGTCTGGGACAATCCGGCGAGCCGCGAGGTCAACGTGTCAGTTGACATGGGGGCCAATCCCATCGCACACATCAGGGCACAGGCCGTGGCGTACGCATGTGGCCCGTGGCAGGCCGCCGCGACGGTTGCCCTGGGGGATCAGGTGTGCGGCGGCGAGTATCCAAGCCGCCGATACGCCATGACTGTCTCCACCGCCGGCACCACCGGGGCAGAAGAACCGGAGTGGCCGCGTAAGCACGGTTTCCGGCTGGCGTTGGCCAATACGTTTACGGCAGCGGCGGCAGTGGACAATGGCGACGGCACGGTGGGTGTGCCGGTCGCAGGCCATCTGTATTATGCCGGGCAATCAATCGTTATCAGCGGCACTACCAGCTACAACGGCACGTATACACTGCCCGCGCAGACCTTGGGCGGTGCGGATGTGGTGGTCATCCCCCATGCCTACATCGCCGAAACCTTCCTCGGCACGGAAACCATCGCCATTGCAGGCAGCAGCGTGGTCGATAACGGCGATGGCACCGTCGATATCCCCTGCCCGGCCCATGGTTTCATTGCTGGTCAGGACGTAACGATCAGCGGCACCACCAATTATGCCGGCACCTATACCATCGGCGCGCAAGCCGATCCGGATTGGCTGACCATCACCGCCGCCTTTGTGGCCGAGCAGATTGCCGGCGGCTATGCCATTGATACCACGGTTGCCGACGGCACGGCTGTCTGGACCTTCGCCGACGCTTCCCCCGAGCTGGTGGTGCTCGAATCCGAACCCTCACGCCGGCTGATCGGCAGAATCAACGGCACGGGGCAAATCAGGCATTCAGGCACCAAATTCACCGTGGGACATGGGCCATGAACAAATGGGTATTGATTTTGGCACTGTTATTCCCAGCAATTGGCCAGGCAGACACGCGCTCGATCCATGTTGAGTGGGGCTATACTCCCCCATCAGAGCCGGACGTGACCGGATTTCAGCTCTATCAGGAGGGCGTCAAGCTCGACGATTGTTTCTGGCCTGGGGCAAGCACGGATGCGGGTGATTGTATGGTCACGTTCTCCCTCCAGAACTCCAGCTTCACGTTGACCGCTGCCTTTGCGGACGGGACGGAAAGCCCACACTCAGCGCCGTTTATGTACAACCCATGGGTCTTTGTCAAATTTGGCAAGCTCGCACCTAAAGGCGGCCGCCGCGGCTGGGTGGGCCTGCAATGATGTGTGCTGCCTGCGGCAAGCGGCCAATCAAGGCCAAAGGCTTATGCGATGCCTGCTATGCCCGGCAGCGGCGAACCCAGGGCGGCAAGCCGTGCGCTGCCGAAGGGTGCGAGAACCCAGCGATCAGCCGGGGACTGTGCAGCAAACACGCCCAGCAGGCCAAGCGGCGGGCAAACGCCCGCACCATCCCAGGCATGCCGGGGGAATCATGGCGGGAAATAGAAGGTCATCCGCAGTGGCTGATCTCAGATCATGGCCGGGTGAAATCGCTCCGAGGGCAACACGAACGGCTGATTGTGCCCCGGATCGTCAACGGCAGGATGTTTGTCGAGGATAAACGAGGAGGGAGCAAAGGATTTGCGGTGCATCTGCAAGTGCTCCGCACCTTTCGCCCAGAAGCCACCGGCGACCCCATTTTTATTGACGGCAACATCCTCAACGCCCGCCTGGATAATCTCCGCTGGGACACCAGGCAAGACAAGCTCCACCGGGCAATCGCCATGGCGGAAGCGTCAAGCAGCCCGTGGGGTCCGGCGTTTTCCGCGTACTGGCGGGGCGACAAGCATGCCCTGGATGGATTCTTTATCGAGATCAAGGCACGGCTACTCAGGACACTCCACCGCAAGATGGACTCCTGGCATCGTGGCTACCATCTCAACGTGGACGAAGTAGCGCATGTGACTCTCGTCCGCCTTTTCTTCGCCATCCACGCCGCCACCATCTCCGACCTGGACGGCATAGTCAATTACGCTCTGACCGTGGCGAATAGGGTGTTGGCAGGCCATTGGAGCTACGCTGCCCCCTTGACGCCGATGGAAACTATCGGCGATTCCGGGCAAGCCGTATCCGTCCTGGACGCTGCCGGGTGGTGCTCGCCCTCGGCGGAGCTGGTGGCAATTGCCCGCGAACAGGCGGCAATCATAACCGAACCACTCCCGCTAACCTGTCCCGGCCCGATTGAGTACAACCACGCCTGTCAAGCAGCACATTTTCCATGCACGACAGGGGCGGGTTCACGGCCCGCCCCTGTTTGAGCATCTGCCCAGGGGAGCACCATGAGCTTTGCCAAAGCATTCGCAGCCACCATGCAGCACGAGGGCGGCTATGCCAACAACCCCAAGGATCAGGGCGGCGAGACCTATATGGGCATTGCCCGCAACAAGCATCCGCAGTGGCTGGGCTGGCCGCTTATTGACGCGTGCCGTAAACACGGCCGGGCGTTTTCCCTGGACGCCGATCTTTCCGACCTGGTGCGCGAGTTTTACCACACCGAATTCTGGCGGCCGCTCAAGTGCCACCTGATTGATCCGGTGAGTCCGGAGGTGGCCGAGGAGCTGTTTGACGCTGCTGTCAACTGCGGTCCGGGCAATGGGGTTAAATTTCTCCAGCGGGCGCTCAACGCCCTCAACAGCCGGGAGCGGCTCTACCCCGACCTGGTCGAGGACGGCGGCATGGGACCAAAAACCCTGCACGCCACCATGACCTGTTTGACCCATCGGCCGCCGCGCATCCTGGTGAAATGCCAGAACGGCGAGCAGTACATCCACTATAAAAATTGGAGTCAACATGAAGACTTCCCCGGCGTGTTCGAGCGAACCTGAAAAGAAGCGACGAGGCCGGCCGAGGAAACCGAAACTGGATGCGCCTCCCAAGCGGCCACGCGGGCGACCGAGGAAAGCGCCGTTTGACCGGGTGGTCTGGCTGCAAGAGGTGCATGCAGCATGGAAGGGGAAAAAATCTCAAGGAGGCTGATGTGAAGCATCAGATCAGGCAATTTAAAAAGAAACCGGTGGTGATTGAAGCCATCCAATTTGACGGGACCAATCGCGCAGCCGTTGCCGAATTTACCCAAGGGGAAGCCTTGAGCGCCTGGACCATGGCCGAGATAGACACCATGACGATCCCAACGCTCGAAGGCGACATGCAGGCTTCGAAGATGGATTGGATCATCAAAGGGGTTGGCGGAGAATTTTACCCCTGCAAACCCGATATTTTCGCAATGACCTACGATCCGGTGCAATCGGAGGAGGCCTTGCATGGCGCTTGACATCACCGGCATCGGTTCCCTGGCGGACCTGGCCAGTAACCTGGTCAACCGTTTCTGGCCGCCTTCAGCCAGCGAGGCCGAAAAAATCGGGGCGACCGTGCAGATCCAGCAGATGCTGGAGTCGCGGGAAAGCGCGGTGCTCGATGCGCAGAAGGCCATCATCACCGCCGAGATGCAGCAGGCCGACAACTACACCAAGCGGGCGCGGCCCACCATCGTCTACTTCGGCCTGGTGGCCATCGGCCTGGTGCATGTGCTGCTGCCGGTCCTAGCCTGGCTGGTGCTGTCGCTGACCGGCAAGCCGTTGAGCAACATGCCCGCCATTGCCCTGCCGAGCGAGTTCTGGCTGACCTGGGGCGGTGTCTGCGGGGTGTGGATTATCGGCCGCAGCGCGGAGAAGAACGGCGCGGCTGGCAAGGTGGTGGACCTCATCACCGGCAGCAAGACGTCTAAATAAATGGACGAGGCGGATATCGCCCAGCGCAACCAGGAGCAGTTCGAGCGGCTGGCGCTGGCGCGGCAGCTCGGGTCCATGCCCCAGGGCGAGGCGGCGGCAGAGTGCGAGGACTGCGGAGACGGTATCCCAGAAAATCGACGGCAGGCGGCCCCAGGGTGCACCCGGTGTATCGGCTGCCAGCAGCGCCATGAACGCAGCCAGCGGGAGCAGCGATGACCATCGAAATCAACTGGCAGGCCATGGCGTGGCTCACGGGTATCGCCCTCGCCTGGACCGGTTTTTTGATTGGCATCATCCGCTGGCTGGTGGCGCGGATGATCGCCCACACCCAGGAACGGATCGCGGCCGCCTCCACGGCCGCCAAGGGTGCGCAGGACGGGTTGCAGCAGCACCGCGAGGAGTATCTCAAGTTTCTGGGAACCTTGCCAATTGACTACTACCGCCGGGAAGACATGATCCGTTTCGAGACCCTGACCCATGCCAAGCTCGACGCCCTGGCAACCGACATCAGACAACTGGAGTGCCGTAAATGCCAACACAAGGACTAATGATCGACCCCGAAAAGGCCCGCCGGGAGAACCTGCGCTGGTACATCCTGTTGACCCTGAATTCCGCCCGGCCGCTGGGCACATCGGAAGCGGTGATCCTGTCGACCATTCATGGCATCGTCCCGGATTGCACCATGCGAGAGCTGCGCAACGAGCTGGATTATCTGTCCCACCGGGAACTGATTGCGGTCAAGAACGTACAGGGTCCATGCTGGCATGCCGACCTTACCCGGTACGGCATCGACCTGGTCGAATATACCGTGGACTGCCAGCCCGGCATCGCCAGGCCGCAGAAATACTGGTGAGATAAGCAAGATGCCGCCCAAAAACAAGGTCTATACCCTGCCGGAACCGATCCGGGCCTGGCTGGATGAAACCCTCGCCGCCAACGGCGGCCAGCAGTTTGCCGCCTTGGAAGAACAGCTCAAGGCCAAGGGGTTCAAGATCAGCGATTCTGCCCTGCAGCGCTACCATGCCGGCGACCTGGCCCCCCGGCTGCAGGCCCTCAAACTGGCCACCGAGAGCGCCCGCACCGTGGCCGCCGCCATGGGCGAGAATGACGGCGCCATGCTCGAAGCCCTGACCGGGCTGTGCCAGGAACGGCTGTTCGGCCTGCTGATGGAGGTCGGCCCGGACAACATCGACGGCGGCATGATGGCCAAGCTGGCACGGGCGATCAGCGACCTGGCCAGGGCGAGCATCAACGTCAAAAAACATGTGGCCGACGCGCGGGCCAAGGCGCTGGCCGATGCAGCCGACACGGTCAAGAAGGCAGCGACACAAGCGGGGATCTCCGAGGAGACGATCCAGGTGATTCGGCGGGACATCCTGAGGATGGCGGCATGAGCCACGGCGGCGCGAAAATACAACCCATCAACCCGGACGGCCTCTTCCTGCCCTACCAGGAGCGGTGGATCGTTGACTGCAGCCGGTTGAAGCTGATGGAGAAGGCCCGGCAGATCGGGCTTTCCTGGAGCACCGCCTATGCCGCCGACGAACGGACCGCAGAGGCTGGGGCCAAGTGGGATCAGTGGATCTCCAGCCGGGACGATCTCCAGGCCCGCCTGGTGATTGAGGATTGCAAGATGTTCGCGGGGCTCCTGCAGCTGGCTGCCGAGGATCTCGGCGAGATGGTCATCGACCAGGAACGCAAGATATCGGCCTATGTGCTCCACTTTGCCAATGGCCGCCGGATCCACAGCATGAGCAGCAACCCGGATGCCCAGGCAGGCAAGCGCGGCGGCCGCATCCTCGATGAGTTCGCCCTCCATCCGGACCCGCGCAAACTGTGGGCCATCGCCTATCCGGGCATCACCTGGGGCGGCAACATGGAGGTGATCTCCACCCATCGCGGCAGCCACAACTTCTTCAACCAGCTGATCCGCGAGATCCGAGAGCACGGCAATCCCAAGAAGATCAGCCTGCACCGGGTGACCCTCCAGGACGCCCTGGACCAAGGATTTTTGTATAAGCTCCAGCAGTCCCTGCCGGCGGATCATGAGGTCAAGGGCATGACCGAACCGGAGTATTTCGACTTCATCAAATCGGGCTGCGCCGACGAGGAGTCGTTCCAGCAGGAGTACATGTGCCTGCCGGCCGATGATGCCTCGGCCTTCCTCGAATACGACCTGATCGCCGGCTGCGAGTATGGCCAGGCCGAGAACTGGGCGATCGATTGCAGCGTGAACCGGCCCGAGGGGCGGCTGTTTGCCGGGCTGGATATCGGCCGCAAAAAGGATCTGACCGTGTTGTGGGTGCTGGAACTGCTCGGAGATGTGCTCTACACCCGGATGGTGGTGGAACTCAAAAAGATGAGCAAGCCGGACCAGGAAGCGGTGCTGTGGCCGATCATGGCCCACATGGACCGGACCTGCCTCGACTACACCGGGCTGGGGATTGGCTGGGGTGACGATGCTCAAAAAAAATTCGGATCGTACCGGGTCGAGACCGTGACTTTCACCCCCAAGGTCAAGGAAGCCCTGGCCTACCCGGTGCGGGGCAGGATGGAAGATAAAAAGCTGCGCATCCCCTACACCCCGTCCATCCGGGCCGACCTGCGGGCGGTGACCAAGGAGACCACGGCAGCGGGCAACATCCGCTTCACCGCCGAGCGCGGAGACAATGGTCATGCCGACCGCTTCTGGGCGCTGGCCCTGGCGATCCATGCTGCCGGCGGTACCGTGGCCCAATATGCCTACGAATCGGTGGGCAAACGAAACGATGATCGGGACGAACGGCCGATCAAGGTAACCGCCGGGCTCGGATCCGGCAGGGGGCTGTGGTGATGTTGTACGACTATCTCAATCGTCCGGTCAAGACACGGGAGCTGACCCGCGAACAGGCGGCCCCGACCCTCACCGGCATCCGCACCATCTGGAACGACAGCTACGCCAGCGGCCTGACCCCGGTCGGGCTGGCGGGGCTGCTGCGATCCGCTGCCGACGGCGACCATCACGCCTATCTGACCCTTGCCGAGGAGATGGAAGAACGGGATCTCCACTACGCGGCCGAGCTGGGCAAGCGCAAGCTGGCGGTCTCCCGGCTGCCGCTGACCGTGGAGAGCTACAGCGACGCGGCCCGAGACAAGGAGCTGGCCGAAGCGGTGCGCTCGCTGCTCCGCAAACCAGGGTTCCGGGGGCTGCTCAAGGATCTGCTCGACGCCCTGGGCAAGGGCTTTTCGGTGGTTGAGATCCTCTGGCAGACCGGAACGCTGTGGACGCCGGGCCGCTACGAATGGCGCGATCCCCGCTTCTTCCAGTTCGACCTGGCCAGCCGCCGCGAGATCCGCCTGCGCGACGAGGCCGACCTGATGAACGGCATCGAGCTGGCCCCCTACAAGTTTCTCACCCATGTCCACCGCGGCAAGTCGGGCATCCCGATCCGGGGCGGCATCGCCCGCCTGGCAGCCTGGGCCTATATGTGCAAGGGCTACACGGTCAAGGACTGGCTCGCCTTCGCCGAGGTGTTCGGTATGCCGCTGCGGCTCGGCAAGTACGGCAGTACAGCCAGGGAAGACGAGATCCGGATACTGAAGACAGCGGTCGCCAACCTGGGCACCGACGCGGCCGCGGTCTTCCCCGAGTCGATGCAGGTGGAACTGATCGAGGCGGGCAACAAGGGCGGTTCGGCGGCCTTCTTCGAGCGTTTGGCCAACTACCTGGATGACCAGGTGAGCAAGGGCATTCTCGGGCAGACCGCCTCCAGTTCGGGCACACCGGGCAAGCTCGGCGATGAGCAGCTGCAATCCGATGTGCGGGACGATATCCGCGACGATGACGCCGAGGCTCTGGAAGAAACGCTCAACCTCGACCTGGTCCGGCCGTTCATCGACCTCAACTTCGGGCCGCAGGCGAACTACCCCGAGATCCAGTTGCGAGCCATCCCGCCGGAGGATGTCAAGGCCTTGGTGGAGGCCGTGGAGAAACTGGTTCCCTTCGGATTCAAGATCGAGCAATCGGTCATGCGCGACAAACTGGGCCTGCCCGATCCTGACCCGGCCGCCAAGCCGGAGGACCTGCTGCAGCCGCCGGGAGCTCAAAATCAATCGTTTGAGCAAGCTGGGGACAGAATTAATTCTGTCCCACGGGAAGTTAAGACTGAAGATCCACCGGAGGCCAAACAGCCACCGACCGTGGCCAAGAACAGCATGGAACGGCAGCAATTCACGCCGGAGCAGCAGGCCCTGGAGGATCTAGCCGATACCGCCCTGGCCGGCGTCAATCTCGGCGGCAACGAACAGCTGATATTGGAGGCGGTGCAGACGGCCGACAGCTACGAGCAGGTGGTGGCCAACCTGCTGGCCCTGTATCCCGAACTCGATATGTCCGGCCTGCGCGAGATGACCGAATGCGCCCTGGTGGCCGCCGAACTGTACGGCCGCCTGACCGTGGGAGAGGCAGATGCGGATAGCCCTTGAGCCCTTGCCCATGGCCGAGGCGCAAGCCTTCTGGGCCGACAAGGTCAAGCTGGGGCCGGGCGAGTTCGCCAAGCTGACCGCCGAGGCCAAGGCCAAGGCCTTCGCCGTCTCGGGGATCGCCAAGGGCGACGAGCTGAACACGGTGTTCACCGCCCTGCAGCGGGCCATCGACCAGGGCACGACCCTGGAGGCATTCAAGGCCGAGTGCGCCCAGATCTTTGAACGAAGGGGATGGACCGGCAAACGGGCCTGGCGGATCGACAACATTTTCCGCACCAACATCCAGACCGCCTACAACGTCGGCCACTATAAACAACTGCAAGAGGCCAAAGACCTCTTTCCCTACTGGCAGTATTCGGCGATCAACGATGCCCACACCCGCCCCCCCCATCTGGCCATGGACAATCGGGTGTGGCCGGCGGGCCACCCGATGTGGGACATCTGGTTCCCGCCCAACGGCTACCGCTGCCGCTGCTCGGTGATCGGCATCACCGCCCGCCAGGCCGAACGGCAAGGGCTCACGGTCGAGACGGACGACCCCACCAACGGCCTGATCGAGCCGATCGATTACAAGACCGGCAACCGCATGCCGGCCCGGCAGCTGCTGCCCGATCCGGGATTTAATATCAATGCGGGGCGGGTCTACTGGGAGGGAGCGGCAGAAATCCACGCCGACAAGATCGAACGTTGGGCGGAGCCGCTGCGGGAACCGGCGCTACGGGAACTGATCGGCGGGCCGGTGTTCGCCCATTGGTACGCCGACCCCCAAGGCGCTTTCCCGGTAGGTCTGCTGGACGAGGCCTCGGCCGGGTTGATCGGGGCGCAGGCCAAGGTGGTGCGGCTTTCATCCGAGACCGTGGGCAAACAGGTGGCCGCTCACCCCGAACTGGCAGCCGGCGAGTATGTGGCGGTGCAGGAGGCGATCTCCAGGGGGATGGCGATACAGGATACGGCCCACTCCCTGGTGTACATCCTGGATGAAACGCCGGGATATGTGAGCGTGGTCAAGGCAACGCTCTCGGGAGAGTCGGTCTTTCTGGTGAGTTTTCGGCGGTTGAGCGGCGATGCGGCCAAGCGGGATGCGGAAGTCCAGCGGTTGCTGAACAAGGCGGGAAAGTGAGGCGCGCGGTGGGGGCTCCCATCCTGCTCACGGGCAGGTTCCCCACATAGCCCTCTCCGCTGATGCGAATGGTACGGCCGGGATCACCGTGTCGCGCGCGCCCTGTTAAGAATATAACCGGCGGCTCCATGGAAGGCAAGGCCGCCAAACGGGCTGTAATCGATTTTCCTGGCCATTCGTCCCGACACACGGACAACGGCCATCCGATCGAACACAGTAAATTTTAAAGATAGTTTAAACGGTATCGCGGATGAGCGGCATCAAATACACCATCTACGACAGCGAGCTACAGAAAAAAGTGGGCGAACTGGCCGCGCGGATCGACAACCGCAAACGGGCCATGGAGGCCATCGGCGACCTGGCTAAGGAGTCGGTGCGCACCAACTTCGCCCAGGGCGGACGGCCGGACAGCTGGGCCAAGCTCAAGGGCCGTGACGGCCAGCCGCTGCGCTACCCCGGGCGGTTGATGAATTCCATCGGCCGTCAGGTCGACGGCAACACGGTGCATGTCGGTACCAACGTCGTCTACGCGGCAGTGCACCACTTCGGGGCCAAGAAAGGCAGCTTTGGGACGTTCGCGGTCAAGGTGGGCGCCCACCAGCGCATCGTCAAGCAGGCCTTCGGCAAGGTGCTTCCGGCTCCGGTGACCGCGGCCGTCTCGGCGCACAGCCGCTCCGTCAAACTGCCCTGGGGCGATATTCCGGCCCGGCCCTTCATGCTCCTGCAGCGGGATGACGTGGAGGATATCAACCAGCTGCTGGCCGATTGGATTTTGGAGGGAAAACTGTGAGAAAAGAGATTCTGCCCTTGGCCCTCAACGTTCAAATGGGCGATTCGGGGTTGCCCGAACGGATCGATCTGCTGCCAGCAGGCAAACGGATCACCGGCCGCGATGGCCGGTCCTGGAACAACCCGGACCCGCAGTCGGTGGTTGAGCGAGTCAACAGCGGCGGGACTGACTTGGTGCTCGATTTCGAGCACGCCAGCGAATTGAAGGCTCCCAATGGCGATCTTGCCCCGGCGGCCGCTTGGCTGCACGGACTGAGGGTCGAGGCCGACGGCAGGATCACCGCCGCGATCCGGAACTGGACGCCAGCAGGCGAGGCGGCGGTGATGAACCGCGAGTACCGCTATCTCAGCCCGGCGGTGACCTACGACCCCGCCACCATGACCATCGTCGGCATTGTCAGCGCCGGCTTGACCAATAAACCGAACCTCGCCTTGAAGGCACTCAACCACGAGCAACAGGAGGTACCCGCCATGCTCAAGAAGATTCTGAAAAAACTCGGCCTGTCCGAGAACGTCACCGAAGAAACCGCGCTCAACGCCATCGGCAAGATGCAGACCGACCTGCAAACTGCGCTCAACAGCGCCCAAACCCCGCCCATGGACAAGTTCGTTCCTCGGGCCGATTACGACCTGGCGCTGAACCGGGCCGCGACCGCCGAGGGCAAGATCGCCCAGGGCGAAAAGGAACGGCTGGAAGGTGCAATTGTCACCGCCATCAATCAGGCATTGAACGACGGTAAGATCGCCCCGGCCAGCAAGGAATACTACACCGCCATGTGTCGCACCGAAGGCGGGCTGGACCAGTTCAAGGCCTTTGTGGCCGCCGCGCCCAAGATCGTGGCCGATTCGGGCCTGTCCGTCAAAACACCGGAAGACGGCCAGGCCACCGCCTTGAACGCGGACCAGAGCAAAATCATGCAGATGTTCGGCAACACCGCCGAGGATCTGGCCAAGTACGGCAAGTAACCAGCCGGGGACACCGTCTAGCAAGCTGGGGACAGAATTCAATTCTGTCCCACAGGAAGTCAAGACTGTCCCACGGGTGACTAGACAATCATCGATCAAGAAGGAGATTGCATCATGGCATTAACCACAGACCGCAATACCCCGCGCCGCGATGGCACCGAGCTGAGCCTCGGCCTGGCGGCCACCACCAAAATCTACGGCGGCTCCATCGTCTGCCGCAACGCTGCCGGCGCCGCCGTACCCGGATCGACCGCCACCACCCTCAAAGCCCTGGGAATGGCGATGCAACAGGTGGACAATTCCGCCGGCCTTGCCGGGGCCAAAAGGGTGCAGATCCGCAAGGGCACTTTCCGCTTTGCCAATTCATCGGCCGGCGACCTGATCACCGCCGCCGACATAGGCAACGACTGCTACATCGTTGACGACCAGACCGTGGCCAAAACCAACGGCACCAACACCCGGTCGGTGGCCGGCAAGGTGCACGACGTGGATGCGGACGGCGTCTGGGTGACGTTTTAAGGGCTCGCCATTTTCTATCACCGGTCGTTTGACCAAGGAGAACCACCTATGAAGTCTTTATCCATCATGCTGATGACGTGGCTCGGGGTTTTTGCCGCCGCCATCGTCGCCATCCCGCTGTTCGGCCTGGAGGCAAACGCGGCGGGATATGATCTTTCCGCGCTGTCGCTCATCGGCGTCGGCGGCTTGATTATCAACAAATCCAACCTGGAAGCGGTCTTTATCAACCTCAAGACCATTTTCAACAAGGCCTTTGATTCGGCCCCGTCGATCTGGCAGCAGACCACCATGCTGGTGCCGTCCGGTTCGAGCCAGAACAACTACAACTGGCTGTCCCGCTTCCCCAAGATGCGCCGGTGGGTGGGCGAAAAGTTCATCAAGCAGTTCGAGGCCTTCAAGTACGCCATTATCAACGAGGACTGGGAAGCCACGGTGGCCGTCGATCGCAACGACATCGAGGACGATACCCTTGGCATCTATGCCCCCATGGCCCAGGAAGCAGGGTATTCCGCCAAACAATTGCCCGATGAGATCGACGCCGAGCTGAAAAACGGGGCCTTTGCCGCCCTGTGCTACGACGGCCAGTATTTCTACGACACCGACCATCCGGTGGCCGGGGCCAGCGTCAGCAACAAAAGCACGGTGGCCTTGTCCGCCGCAACCCAGGCGGCGGCTGCTGCCAGCTACGGCGCGGCCCGTCTCGCCATCATGTCGTTCAAGGATGAGGAAGGCCGGCCGCTCAACCTGATCGGTGACACCCTGGAAGTGCCGCCTGCCCTGGAGACCGTGGGCAAGATGCTGCTGGAGATGGACAAGCTGGCCGACGATACGCCCAACCCCTACAAGGGCACGGCCAAACTCGTGGTCAATCCCCGCTTGACCTCCACCACGGCCTGGTTCCTCCATGTGACCACGCGGCCGGTCAAGCCGTTCATCTACCAGGAACGCAAAGCCCCGGTCTTTGTCCAGCAGACCGACAGCCAGGCGGACGACGTCTTCATGCGCAAGGAATTCAAGTTCGGCGCCGAGGCGCGGGCCGCTGGCGGCTATGCCTTCTGGCAGCTCAGCTACGGCAGTACCGGCGCGTAACCTTCATAGCAAGCTGGGGACAGAATTCAATNNTTCAATTCTGTCCCACAGGAAGTCAGATAACCACACCGGGTATGCTCCGGCATGCCCGGTGACCTCTGGAGAAACGACATGCTCATCATCACCAGCAAAAAAGCAGGTTTCCGCCGCTGCGGCGTGGCCCATCCGGCGGAGCCAACCGAACATAAGGACGGCACCTTTACGCCGGAACAAATTGAGATCCTGCATAACGAGCCGATGCTCGTGGTGCTGGAGGCGGAAGAGGCCGAGGCCGGGTTAACCGGCAAGCCCACTCCGGCGGCGGACATGATTGCCCTGGTCAAGGCTGCGGGCAAGGAGGATCTGGCCAGGCTGGCCGAAGGCGAATCCCGCAAGACGGTGCTCGACGCCATCGAGACCCGCCGCAAGGAGCTGGAGGTCTAAGCCATGGCCTATGCAACCCGCACTGACATTGACCAGCGGATCACCCAGAGCGAGCTGGTGCGCCTCACCGATCAGCATGACATCGGCGTGGCTGACGCCACCATGATCGAGGCAGCCCTGGAGGCGGCCGCAATCGAAATCGACAGTTATCTGGCGATCCGCTACCCTCTGCCGCTCGCCGATGCCATGCCGCTGTTGACCTCGCTGGCCGTGGATATCGCCATCTGGAACCTGTACGGCATTGTTGATCACGCCGGGGTGCCGGAGGTGCGCAAGGAACGCTATCACGCGGCGGTGCAGACCCTGAAGCGCTTGGCCGACGGCAGCCAG